TCCTTTGCCACCACTAGCTCTGCTATTAGCTCGTTTTCCTTTGCTAGCTCCCTCACCAATACTTTTCATGTCGAGCTGCTCCTCTTCTGCCTCCTCATCTTGCTGAATAATCGCAAGCATCAATTTGTCTAAGCACGCTTTCTCAATCGTGTTACGCATTACCGGCAGATCAGATGCAGCTACAAATTGCTTCTGACCGTTCTCGTCTTCTGCCTTATCGCATAGAAGATGCAAGGCAAAATCGGTTGGATCGTCAGTGCGGCTGTTCTTCGTTGCTCGCTGCTGTTCGGCAATCGTTAATGGCTTCATGTAGAAGCTCCAGTCTTGGCCGTTATGCCAAACAGACTTGTGAAGCTTTCGATCAGTGCCCGCATACTTCAGTAGGCGATCAATCTGACGCATGGGTTTAGGGCTGCTGTCTCTAAATATTAGCCCTACGCAAGCGTATGGGAAAAGGGGAAACGAGGGAAGCAGCCACGCACCCCCGTTCGGCTTGTGCGGAAAAATGTTCAAAAAACCGCACAAAATGTGCCGCCGTATGTCAGAACGGCACATTCACTAATTGCCCGCCGGCATCCGACACCGACGCCCACAACACTCTACGCATGAAAAACCCCGCCATGGTGGTGACGGGGTGAGTTGAGTCCTAGGTCAAAGTTGTCCCAAGGAAGACGGTTGGATCGTTGATTGTATAAGTCAACTCTCCGGTTGTTGCATCATCAGGATTTACCCCGAGAGACATGCTCTCGATTGAAATGCCGCTTTCGATGTAAAGGGATGCAGAGTCGTCAGGGGCAGGAGGTGTAGCACCATCTGAAACTGTCGAAACATACAATTTGACCCGTGCACCTTCTTGCGACTTGAGCAACACATTGCCAAGCAACCTATTAGCCAGGCTGGTCTGTGAATCGGTGAAATACACCGTCATTGTTCCATTGCCCGAAGCGTAGCCAGGCTGCGTCTTTTTAAAGGCCGCATACTTGGTGCTGCTGGTAGAGACACCGCAAGGAAGCGTTGTTACGTCAAGGCTCTCTCGTGAGAGATCCATTGAGAATTCACGCACCTGACAGATGGCTTCAAATTCAGCAAAGCTAATATTGAAGTGATTAACCGCGTTATCGCCAACTGAGTCGCCATCAAGGGTGATTGCAGCGCCGCCAAGAGTGGCAGAAACTGAAATCGTGGTGGCCGTAACAGCGCTGACAAAATAAGTGGTGCCAGGCGTCAAAGCAGTGTCTAATACTGCTCCTCCTTCTTGTGTGAACTGAACTGGATCGCCAACGCGATAATCATTTGAGCTAGGGACAGTGATCAAAACACCGGCGGGAAGATCATCTGCAACTAAGCAGAACTGAGTCCCTGCGGGCTTGAAATAAATAGAGCCTTCTTGACCTGTTAAGGCCTGGGTAGAACATGCGATTGGCATGCGAATAAAACCAAAAAACGACTAATGGGGGCGTTGTTTGGGGGCGTACCAGTGGGGCGCTGGCTGCCTATAGCTTATTACGCTTACGCAGGCTTATCCCCTTGCGGTAAACGGAGCAGACAGAACCACCATTGCGAGTGGGTTCTCGCCGCTTAAAACGTTTGTAGGCCCAGAGATCTCACCCACGCAAGCGTTAACCGTTGGGTTCGCTGCTTTAAGCGTGTTGAGCGTGGACATAGCAACAGCAGCCATATTCTCGAGGCGGCCCATACCTCTTTCACGCGGTGAGTAGCAATTGATCTGAACGGAACCGCGAATCAATTCTGTATTGCTCCACTCGAGGCAAAGGACGGGTTCTGTAGTCGAAGGAAAGCTGATCTGCAGCACTACATACTCAGCATCAGCACCCGTGCCAGGAGGGGTCTCTTGCACGTTTTGGAACATGACCGGCACTGGCGGGCTCATGGCCTGATACGCCGCGAACAGCTCAGTTTCAAATACTGCGCGGATAGCTTGAAAGCTCATGTGATTTTGCGGAGGTTAACGATCAACCGCTTATCGAGGGTTGTCTTTTGCTGGGTGACGATGTTCGTGTACCAGGCCGAACCACCAACACGGCCGCCCTTCCCATAAACAGGATCGAAGGCAACGCGCTCTGAGTAGGGAACGCCGTTCGCGATGTACCAATTGCCATCGGCTGTGATCTTGCCGGGGTATTTCTTCAGCTGTAGACCAGTCCAATCCTTAGACCTTGCGGTCAGATCAGGCGTGTCTTTCGTGAGATACCAAGAGCTAGCCATCCGGCCAGTGTCCACAGGGTTAGCAGCGAATAGCTGGCCTTGCGTCAGCTGTAGGTATTCAGAGACTGACTGATCAACAGCTTTCTCTAGCTTTTCGCCGTAGCCAGCAAGATCAAAACCTCTCCCAAATTTAGCCATTAGCTAGCCCTCGCGACGATCTTCGAGGCAATTAGACCTGCGCTCGAGTAGGTCGGAGAGATCACGTTGACTTTCCAGATTTCGCCGTCATAGGTCACCGTGTCGGCAGTGGTAGGCAGATACGGCAGCCCGCTTTCTGAGTGCTGAATCCATAGCGTCAGGCTATAAGTCTCAGCAGTGCCGCCCTCCTCATTACGCGCACGGCTCAAGATGCCGGCGTTGATGTTGAAGTCAGTTGACGAGGGTGTCACCTGCCCAGTAGCTGGGTCATAGGTCGCGCCTTCGTTGCGGGTGTAAACAATCGGCGTCGGGAAGACGTTGTCGATTAACTCGACTCCGACAGGAAGAAACGTCTGCGTTACATCCATTAGCTGTTCCAGTTCCCAGGGCCATAAGGGCCTCTCAAGATCCGCCGCAGTTCGCCTACCGAGATACCCCACTTATCAGCAAGGCCCTTCGCTCCCCCGCTCCACTGAAACGAGTTGGAGCAGATCATGAATTCACGCTCCGTCTGGGCGGGGTAAGGATTAGGAACAGGGATAGTCATTTCTTTTTCTTAGTGGGGGACTTTTTCTTGGCCTTCTTTGGGAGAGCTTTACCCTTTGGCGTTTCAGATTCCCAACGGCTAGCCATGGCCGGATCGTTGGCGTACATCCATTTTTTTTGGGCTTGCGACTTAAAAGGCATCAGCTGCGCACCCTCCACAAAAGCTTGCTTGACCCATACGTCCCGCTAAGCCAGCAGCTCATCAAGTCCACCAAGTACGGCCATTTTTGGAGCACAATCGGAGCGCCGGAATCAACCTTGCTCCCCTGATCCGCAGGATTGAAATAGGTAACACTCATTTCACCTAATTTCTGCGTCTGAACTGGTCCTTGCTCAGGAACTGGTCCAGGACCAATAGGAATCAAAGAATTTGGGTTGTTGTGAAGATCAAGCGCTAAGAATGCGCAGGCCTGTTCAATCGGTAAAGGAATTGAAGAGCAAGACGAAGTGATTCCTTTGCAAACACCGCCAGAGCGTGGCCATTGCAAGGCTTGAGGCTTATCCGCATCATCTTTAGATGGGCTGCAACGATCACCCAAATAGGTCAACGCTTCGAGTGCTGTCGTTGAAGCCATTAGCGCTACTTGCTTCTGCTCAGTAGTCAGAGCAGTCCAGGCAGCATTATTTAGAGAATTGGCAAAGACTGCATCGGCAGTTTCTACCGAGTCGTAAGACGTGCTTTCAGAGCCGCCGAGGGTGGAATCAAAAGGCATCAGATCTCCACGGACCAAGCAAGAACCCACCCTTCACGAGATAGCTCAAGCCGTTTGTGCTTCGCTTCTTCCTTAGGGACATGGATGATGTTCAACACACCGCCGCGGTAAAAGTCCATTCGTACCAGGCCGCACACAGCAACTAAGCAGATGGGTTAAGTCTATTACGCCCGCACTATGGGCGCCCAAGAAAAAGACCCCTCATTTCTGAGGGGCCCTCGCCGTTCCGTCTCGCTACAGAACTCTACGCCTAAGCAGGCGTAAGGTCAGAAGTTAAACAGTTCCACCTAGAGGCGAATTAACCACGAGTTCTACTATCGAACACTTCTGAGGCACGGAATAAGCCAGAGACCAGTTAGCGGGAGTAGCTAGCTGTGCATTAGTAGGACCGTCGAAGCTGGCATCCCAGCTGGTGCCCAGGATGTGCATTGCGTTGTTGTAGGTCACCGCCAACGCTGTTTCCAGGGCCAGGATGTTGCGATCAGTCTCGATCTGCAGCGGGAACTGTGAACCAGTCTTCACAACGCCTGACTTGAACAGATAGCAAACGAATTGCTGAGCCTGCCCAGAAGTGCCACGAATAGGCATCTGGGAGTCAACAACAACGCGAAGGCCTGCGAACCAGCCGATATCAGTGTTTGTCACACCGATGCCGCCGCCGCCCCAAGTAATTTCACCACCACTCGTTAAGGAGTTAGAGGAGAACTGGAGCATGCCAATTTGCTCGAGATACCCAGCTACTGAGGGGTGCATTGCGATGGTGTCCAGGCCGTTCGCCTCCTCAGAAAGGAGGTATTTGGCCTGCACAACATTGGCAGCTGTTAGATAGTTAGAAGCCGTCAATGCTCCTGCATCAGTGCCTGAAACATCCAGGGAGTTAGTAGCAGCGAGTGGGCCGCCAGGTCCAAGGATTCCGGTCAGTTGGAAAATGAGCTTTTGCTCGAGCTTCCGAGACATGTCCGTTGCGAGCTGCGAACGGATATTCGCTAGGGCGTCTTCGCCGGTTTGCACCTGCGAAAGATCATCCATCGCAAACGCCGCGCCTCTATTCGTGATAGTGCAGTATTGCGTTTCTGCACTCTGCTTCTGAGTTGTGTAGTACCCAGCGCCATTCGTGCCCCATGTAGCGGAGCTTTGTACGTCCTCCTCGGTGTAATCCAATGGCTGGAAGAATGGGCACTCAATACGAGAGCCGGTGATGTTATTCAGGCGAGAATCCAGTTGAAGGATGCCTGATCGAACAAAAGCTGATCTTTGGAAGATCTCTTCTGTTAGATACTTAGCAAATGGTGCTGAAGTGGCCAGCCTTGTAAGGCTGCCGATGTCGCTTGTGAAGGTCGCAGCATTGGGCGATGTGCCCATGTTGCCTTGGAATACGCCCACTTTATTGAATAGTTAAGGGTTTACATTTCGCCCACAGGGCTATTTCTTCCCGGCTTGGCTCTTAAAACGTGCGGCCAGAGCTTGTTCTTCTGGCGTTCCTGATTCAAGAGCGACAACAGCCGCGAAGTCGCCACTCTCATAAGGGTTTTGAACCCCTTCAGTGGCGGAAGGTTGTGACCCAACTGCACTCATTCCACGAGCGCCGCTTGATTGAAATTGATACGCCCAAGGTGAACCCGGAGCTTTTAATCCTTCGACAAATTGATCTAATGAACGCTCGACGCCCCCGTCAAGCGCAGCAACAGACCCATCGTCTCGAAGGACTAAATCATTCTTCTTAAGTTCATAAAGATGTTCACCATTTAGTGCACCCTTCTGGGAAAAGGTTTGCATGGCTGCACTCTTTAATCTCTCTTGCCGCACAGCAGTATCGCGTTGCTTGAGTTGTGTCTCAAGCTCGTCGACCCTGCCTTGCAGGCCATCAAAGCGCTCTAGCCGTAACGCATCATCCGGGTCCAGCTCAAGAGAGCGACTCTTGGCTTTCCTGGTTGCGTGCTCGGCTTTCACCGCTCGTTCTTCTGCGAGCCTTCTTTCCTCTCGATAATTTGATTGTTCTTTAGCCAGCTCTTGATTGTGCTGTCTAAGGCGTTCAAGTTCGTCAAGGATCTCTGAAGGCACAGCCACGGGCTGCTGAGTAGCTGAATCCACGGGATTCACTGACTCTTGTGCTTCCGACATGCGGTAGATGGTGTTAGTTGAAGATCCACAGGATCTGCAATAA